TGCTGTGACCATTGGATGCAACAAAGACGATGAAGAGCAGTTTCCAGATTGTCGGCGTGGATTCATTGATGCGATGCAAAAGACAGTCAACGAATCCGGTTACAGCGTGGAAATTTGCGCTCCATATCTAGACAAGCGGAAATGGGAAATTGCCGGAATTGCGCGGGAAATGGGTATTGATGGCTCAAACATCTGGACCTGTTACAAAGGCGGATTGAAACCATGCGGAATTTGTCCCGCTTGTGTAAAACTGCATGAATCAAAATTCATATGATATTGATGCCATCAAACAACAGCAGTGCAGAGGTTCACTATCTAGCGGGAAGATTTCCAAACAGAATTGGATGGCTTATTGGTCCGTCTGCTAGAAGCAAATCAAAGCTTAGGCCGTGGATTCACTACGCATTGGATAACGACGCTTTCTCTGCTTGGTTAAAAGAAACTGAGTGGAGCGAATCTGAATGGATAGCAATGTTGAATTGGGCAAAGCTTAACGCTCAAAAACCCAAGTGGGCTATTGTTCCAGACGTTGTTGCAAACAAGCAGAAGACTTTGGAAAATTGGAACAGATACCAACACTATCTGAAGCAGTACAATTGGCCGATGGCTTTTGCGGTTCAAGATGGAATGACTCCAGATGACGTTCCGATTAATGCTGACGTTGTGTTCGTTGGGGGTTCTACAGAATGGAAATGGAAAACCGTTTCAACGTGGACTCGTAACTTTAAGCGAGTACACGTTGGAAGAGTTAACAGCGTCTCAAAGCTGTGGCATTGCCAAGACTTAGGTGTTGAGTCTGTCGATGGAACAGGTTGGTTTCGAGACCCGTCAGACCCATCAAAGTTTCCAGCAGTTTTGGATTGGCTGTCTGGATTGAGATACGATGAAAACCAAATGAACTTGGAAATTGAATGACGGAATTCCTAAACTGCCAGACTCCAGCCGGTATTGAAGCACTCCGACAGAACCGGATTGCGCTCAAAGCTATCGAGCGTCAAACCGGCTTTGAGTTCTTAGGTATCTCCAACGATGAGCCATCCCGCATTGACGGGTTCATCCACGATCCAGCCAAAGGAATCATTGTCGGAAGCTATGAGGTCAAGACTCGGAATTACGGTCTGACCAAGCTCCAGACCACTTACGGCAACCGCTGGATGCTCTCTTGGTCAAAGCTTCAAGCGGCACTTGAGGTTTCCAAGCATACTAAGCTTCCATTCTTTGGAATTCTCCACCTTCATTCTGACGACTCAGTGTTGATGGTTGAAATCTTCAACCGCAACGCAACATGGGCGGCTAATCACCAAGCCACCGACAAAACGGTTAACGGACGCACTGAGCGTATGGCTCTGATTGATATGACTGGAGCCGCTCACTACCAGATTAAGAGCGGTCAGATTCCAGAGGAGCTTTACTGATGACAGACCTAGAGCTTGAAATCCTAGAGTTCAGACGGCAACTCTGGCGACCAACTCCACGGCAGTCTGTGGTTGAGTGGGCAGAAGCTAACCTGTCTCTAAGTCAGCGTCAGACTGAACACCCCGGACCTTTCTCAACCGCTGTTCGTCCATATTGCCGCGAGCCGCTTGAGTGCTGGAAAGATCCGGCAGTCTCTGAGGTCACGCTCTGTTGGGGAAGTCAAACCAGTAAGACGACAACGTTGATGGCTGGTCTGGCTTGGTCCATCGACGTTGAACCAAGTCCCGCGCTGTGGTTGATGCCGAGTGAGAATCTCGCTCGCAGCTTCTCCAAGTCACGCTGGTTGCCAATGCTGGAAGACTCACCGGCAATGGTTGCGCGGTTCCCAACTGATAAGGACCAGATCACCAATCTTGAGCAGCAATTTGACCGATGCACGCTGACCTTTGTCGGCTCCAACTCACCGGCAAATCTAGCGTCTCGACCCGTCCGCATTCTGGTTGGGGATGAGGTGGACAAATTTGCTGATGCAACCGCAAAGGAAGCTGACGCTCTGGATCTTGCCGAGCAGCGTCTCAAAGCGTTTTCAAGCTCCAAAGCGTTTTTCACTAGCACTCCGACGACCTCAGAGGGACGAATCTGGCAGCGGTATCTTCGCGGAGACCAGCGACGCTTCTACATCCCGTGTCCGCACTGTAAAGAGCCGATCAAACTAGAGTGGCGACAAGTCACTTGGGACAATGCCAAGACCGAAGAGGGAAGACCCGATTGGCAGCAGATACGGACTTCTGCCCACTACGTCTGCCAGCTTTGTCAGGGGAAGATTACCGACAGCCAGAAGGTTGCCGCATTACGTCATGGTCGCTGGATCGCTGAGAACAAAGCGAGCCTCCCGAGTGTCCGCTCTTACCATCTATCGTCTCTCTACTCACCGGATCGAAAATGCACTTGGGGAAATCTCGCGGTCGCATTTTTGGAAGCGAAGTCTTCAATGATGGGGTTGCAGGGATTCATCAACGGAATGTTGTCGGAGCCGTGGGAAAACCAAGAGACCCAACAGGAGCGTGTCGAAGTGGTCTCGGATGCTGAGATGCCCGAAGCCAGACGCTACCTTACCGCTGACGTACAAGCCGCTGCTCCGTTCTTGTGGTGGGTCTGCCGCGAATGGTCCGGCGGAAACTCAAGACTGGTTGCGGCTGGTCATGCTGATGATTTTGCCGCTCTGCGACGCATTCAACTGCATTACAAAGTCCATGACATGGATGTTGGGATTGACTCCGGTTACAACACGCAAGCGGTGTACGATGCTTGCGCGGAGTTTTCTCAACTCAGCAACTCTCCGATAACCTATCCCTGCGGCTTGCGCTACCCACCAGAGGGAGGTCTACGGAAGCCAATGTTGATCGGTTGGTTGCCGATGAAAGGTCGAGAGACTGGTGCGCGGTTCACTTCCAAGACCGGCTCGATCCATCCCTTCGGAATCACGACCTCAACGTCAATGCGTACCGATGTCGTCCAGCCGCTGCTTGTCTTTGATACTGAGCATATGCGGGACGTTCTCCAGCGGCTCCGTAAGGGATCGGAAACTAACCAATGGACCGTTTGCAGCTTACCAGCACCGCTTGAGGCTGAGGGAGCATTTGCGGCAGATTCTGATACATACTGGAAGCACTTGGACTCTCACGTTTTGAAGCCAACCGCTAACCGCTCCGGTCGAATCAAACACTTGTGGTTTAAGCGAAACACTCGCTGGCCTGACCATTTGCACGATTGCGAGATCATGCAATTAGCAATGGTGATGTTATGGAACGACCTAAGATCCAGCACAGCGTAAACTGCTACCGCTTGACACTGAGACCGCTGTGTGAATAGTCCCCGTCAGTGGTGACTTACACCGTAGCAACAAAGCGTTCATATTTGCGTACTACATACGCAAGTCTTGGTGCTTTGACTTTGCTTCAAGCTTTGACTGCAAAGCTTACTGTTGCAGCTAACACTCTGGAGTCTGGTCAGCTAGTCCGCAGCACTTCCAGTTCTGACGTTTCGGTTGAGTTCGCTGAACCCGGAAAAGGTTCCGCTTCCGCTGGAGAGATGTTGGAAATGTGGGAATCACTGCTAAGCGATTACGATTACGCTGTGGTTCTGCTCAATGGAGATGGCATTACTAGTCCGTCCGATCTCCAGATTTACAACAAGATGCTTGGTAGTGTTCTTGTTGCAACCACTCGGTATTATGGGGATTTCACGCAATTTAGGCGTGAAGCCACAACTCGAATGAGCTAATGGGAATCCTGCAAACCATAGCCAACAAACTGTTTCCTTCTCCCGTTAACAAGTACGAAGGAGCCGGTCAGTCGCTGCGTCGTTCGTATCTCGATACGTCTTACACTTCGGCTCGCTTTGACGTAACCAGTTCGACCCGTCAAGCCATTGTGCGCAAATCGCGGTTCTTTGAACAGAACAACGCGATAATGAACAGATTGGGAGACTTGTTTGAGTCTTACACTGTTGGTTCCAATTTCTCAGTTCAACCGGCTTCAAGCGATCCAGATTGGAATCTCAAAGCTAAGAAGTATTGGGATATCTGGTCCCGATATCCCGACATTAGCTCTCGCCAATCGTTTGGCACGTTGATGTCTCAAGCCGCTCGCGGTTGGTTCTTTGACGGTGAGAGCTTTATTCTCCTAACAAAAGGTGATAGCGGCAGACCGCGCTTGCAGTTGCTGGAAGCTCAGTCGATTGCTACTCCAACTGGAATGCAATCCGATGAGACCGTGTTTGACGGTATCCGGTTTGATCCGCGCACTGGTCGCGCAATCGCTTACTTTATCGGTAACGAGAAGACTCAGGGTAATCTGACTGATGTCCGCTCGATTGGCTCTGACTCGGTTGTTCACATTTACGAGCCAAACCGCGCTGGTCAGCTTAGAGGTCTTCCGTTTGTTAGCTGCGTTATCAACGATCTTCACGATCTCGATGACTTGCAAAAGCTGGAGATGGAAGCTTGCAAGCTTGGTGCTTCCGTCGCTCAGATCGTTAAGACTGTCTCCGGTGAGGTCCAAGCTAGCAATCTCCGCGCTGGTACTGCTGGAACCACTCAGAACACCGCTGAGAACTACTACGAGCAAGTATTTGGCTCTGCTGTTAAAGTGCTGAAGAACGGTGATTCATTTGAGCAGTTCGCCACAGAGCGTCCCGGTGTTAATATGCGCGAATACTGGCGGCAACTGACCGAAAAGGTCTGTGCTGGCGTTGGTATTCCTTACGTTCTTGTTTATCCAGAGTCGATGCAGGGAACCGTTTATCGCGGTGCGCTGGATATGTCGGCAGTTTGGTTTAAGTCCCGACATCAAGTGATGTCTTCGGCTGCTCGACGTATTTACGAGTACGTCATGGAATACGCCATCAAGAGCGATCCTACGCTGAATGATGCTCCTGCTGACTGGTACGAAGTAGCGATTACCGCTCCGCGCTCTCCAAATGTCGATGTTGGCCGCAATTCCGCTGCTCAGTTGGCTGAGTTGGAAGCTGGCATTGTGACATATGATGAGGTTTACGGTGCGCGTGGATTGGATTGGCGTTCTTCGCTAGAGTCAAAAGCGCAGCAAGCTTTGTTTGTTCGTCAGTTGGCTGGAAAGTACGGCTTGGATGTTTCTGAGATTTCCACAATCCAGAAAGAGAAAGCTCCGAGCATTCCGGTTGCGGCTATTGAAGTTGACAGTGAGGACGACGCTCCTGCTCCAGTTGCTCCGTCAGAAGGTGGTGACGCTTCTCCTGTAGTTGACGACACGCTTGTCACTGCTGTAGTAAAGAAACAACGCAAGCCGCGAGCCAAGAAAACCCAATGAGCTTCACTAAAAAAAGCGACTGGCTTTATTACGCTCCAGCGGCTTCCGCTGGTGAGACTGCGACCATTCAAATCTTCGACCAGATTGGTGAGGATTGGTTTGGTGGTGGCGGTCTATCTGGTAAGCAGTTCTCTGATGTTCTGAACGAAGTGGGCAATGGTCCGCTTTTGGTAGAGATCAACTCTCCCGGTGGTAACGTTTGGGATGGGTTGTCGATTTACAACCAGTTGCGCGGTCGTCGCGCTCCGGTGACCACTCGCGTTGTCGGCATTGCGGCTTCCATTGCTTCGATCATTGCGCTTGCTGGCGATAAGGTCGAGATGGCCGACGCTGCGTTGATGATGATTCACGATCCGTCCGGTATGGCTTCCGGTACTTCGGAAGATATGCGGAAAATGGCTGATGCTCTTGACCAACACGCTGAGGTGCTGGTTGGAGTGTACGCTAAGAAGACCGGACGCTCTCCCGAGTCTATCCGCGCTGCGATGAAAGCGGAGACTTGGTTTACCACTCCTGAAGCAATTGCTTTTGGCTTGGTGGACAAGCCTATCAAACAGCTTGCGATGGCTGCAAAATGGCATCCGCGAGCGGTTACCAAGACCGCTCCCGAGACGGTCAAAAACAACCTCCGCAGAGGTCTTGAGCAATACGCTGAAGGTCTCGCTGGTGAAGGTCTTGAGAAGGCAACCGTTCTTGAGGCTGAATCACTGGTGGCTGGCGAAGCTCCCACCGAAGATAAGGTCCAAAAAGCGAACGCTTGGTGGGGACGTAACGAACGCTTTCTTGAGGCTGAACCTAACAGTCCTGCTGACGTAGCCGCTAACCTCTGGGGAGGTGCTGCCGGACGCGATTGGTTCCGCGCTTTGTACGCTCAAATTGAGCGTGAGGAAGGGGAGGAAGACGAATCCCCTGATGACAATATTTCTGCCGGTGGTAATCAAGCCATCAGCGAAACTGGCAAAGTTTCTTTGCCGCAACCAACACAACAACCCGACACAAATATGTCCGATAGCACTACTGTGACGGCTGCGGCTGCTCCTGCCGCTTCCGTTGATCTCGCTACCATCATGGCTAAGCTTTCCGCTCTGGAAGCTTCGCTGAAGGCTCCCGCTGCCGCTCCTGCTCCTGAGCCGGTGCGACCCGTTATTGAGAACCTCGGCAACCCGCTGCTGGAGCAGCACAAGAAGATGAAGGCTGGTGCTGACCGCCGTCGCTTCTTGATCGAGAATCATTCCGAGTTGCTCCGTCAGAGCAATCTGATCGCTCCCCAGAACGGCAACACTTTTGCCGCTGGTCTGGTCGTCGATTATCTCGCTGATGCTGTTATCACCGAAATGGGGACCAAGTTGGCGATGGTTGGCAACTTCACTCGCAACGTTGGTCTGGATAACTTGCGTCCGAAAGCCACCGTTCAGGTCAAGAAGTTTGTCCAGAGCGGTTCGTCTGCTACGGTTGATAACGCTACCAACTTTGAGACCAGCAATGATTCTCAGTTGGATGCCACCGCTGTCACTGTTAACCAGATCAGCAAGCTCTTCACTGTCACGCAAGCTGAGCTTAATCAGGGGTTTGCGCTCGCTGATCTCGCTGCCGGTTCCGCTGATGTTTTCGCTCTCGGTATCTCCAAGAAGATCACCGCTGTGATGACTGCGGCAAATTACGGTGCTGGAACTACGATTGGCACTGCCGCTAACTTCGACACCTCGGATCTCCCTGCGATCTTGGCGTTGGCGAAAAATTACCGTCAGAAGCTGCTGCTGCTGGACGGTGGACATTTGGCTCGCTTGCAGTTCTCTGCTGCTGCCAACACCTTCCCTGACGCTCGCTTCGGTCCGTTGAACAACGGCTTTTTCGGCTTCAACAACATCTTGGAGCAGAACGATTGGACTGGTGCTATTGCGAACACCGCTGGCTTCGTCTGCGGTCAGGACGCTATTGCGATTGCGAGCGGTCTGCCGGTTGGAATGATCGCTGGCGAGTTCGTTGAGCAGCGCACTGTTGAGAGCCAGAACGGTCTCTCGGTCTTGCTGTCGGTCTGGTACAGCCGCTCGACCCGTAGCCATATGGCGAGCTACGACATCATGTTTGGTGTTGCGGCTGGAGATAAGACGCAAGCCGAAGTGCTGATCACCGCTTAATCCTAAAGGTTATGCGTATCGCAACCACCATAGCAGTGGACAAGACCGGCAAAACTAAGCTGGTATCTGGTCCCGAAATTGATGCGGCTCTCCAACGCACTAATTTCAACACTGCTTCTGTTCCTGAAGGAGGCAAACTCGTACTGTGGATGCAGGGAGCTTTAGCACCGAAAGTTCGCAAAGGTTAACCTAATATTGGGGAGGTTGCTGGAAAGTTCCGGTGACCTCCCCTCTAACCGAAAAACAAAATGGCTGTTCAAACCGATATTGCAACGCAGGATTCGATGGGACATCAGGGATTCGCTCTGGTGACCGCAACGACTGCACAGTCCGCTGGATACATTGCGTTGCAGATTGTGTCCGCTGCTGTATTCACCAGCATTTCCGGCACTGGAATTTCTGGTACTTGGAGCGGAACGACAATTCCTGCCGGATTTACTATCGTTGGTAAAATCTCATCGTTCCAGCTTACTAGCGGTGCGGTGATCGCTTACTTGGCTCGCGCTTAAACATGACACTTGCGCTGTCACTCAATCTCTCTACGTCAGATGACGTAATTGAGGTCATCTATCCAGCAATGGACCGCTGGATGATGCAGGAGGACGGCACTTCATTCGTCCTGCAAGAGGACGGCACTTCAAAGATCATTTTCAGTCTCTCAACAGATTAACGCTTTCACACTATGGCCGACTCTAAGATTACAGCACTAACGTCGATCTCGACCTCAAGCGATCCGGCAAATGATCCGTTGGTCATTGTGGACGTTTCGGA